GAGCAAAGTTTTTACCCTCAAAAGCAGTTGAACTTAAATTAACCCCAAGTTCTTTAGCATAACTAGCAGCCTCTTTACTAGGGTCTAAGAATGTTTTTAATACTGAGTTTATTGCTGTTGTTGTTTCTGCTGCATTTAAGCCCTGTCTTGTCATACTGACATAAGCAGCTGTTATATTCTCTAAACTTAATTTTAATTCTGGAGCTATTGTAACAGCTTGACCGATATATTTTGATAATTGAGGCATGGTAATAATACCATCTTGAACAGTTTTTAAGAATATATTATTAATTCTTGCAGCATCTTCAGTTCCTAAACCGTAAGCATGAATAACACTTACCAAAGCATCTAAAACGGTCTTACTATCTGTTAAACCCGCTAAAGCCCCTCTATCAGCTTCACTTACTAAAGTTAAAGCATCAGCTAATTTAAAGCCCGCTGAATAAGCTTGATATAATGACTCTGATAAATTTACTAAACCACTATATTGATTAGTCTTAGCAATATCAATAATAGCTTTACCTAACATTTTAAAGTTATCTGTACTTTCTAATGCTATAGACTGCATATTATACATATTTTTCTCAAATTCACGTGAAAAAGCTATAAAAGGATTATCAGTAACAATAGCACCTATAGCACCAAAAAAAGCATTAATAGCATTTTTAAAACCATGAACAATACTATTTATTTCTGCTATAACTTGTCTTTGTTCTGAAATACTAGCTTTATAATCTTTTTCAGGTTGTGCCGCTTGTTTTTCGGCTTGTTTTTGTTGTTCTAGAGCTTTCTTTTCAGCATCTAATTTTTCTTGTCTAGCTTTATCCTCTAACTGTTTTTTAGTTTTTAAACCTTCTTTAACATAAAAATCAATTTCATCTTGTTGTTTTTTATCAGCAATAGCTTTTTCCTCTAACTGTTTTTTCAGATGTTATAAATGTGAAAATAGTTACTCCTAAAGCTGCTATTCAAGAAACAAAAGACGCTACTATAAAAGCTGATAAGGAAACAAAAGAAGCTGAAAAAGCTGAAAATAGGAAAGTAGCTGAAGAAAAAAAGAAAGCTGATAAGGATATTATAGAGGCTAAAAAGAAAGCTGATAAAGAAACAAAAACTTTTAGCAATAAATTAGATAACGCTTTACAAAAAGGTGCTGCAGCGTTTCTTGCTGTTGGTGCTGCTGCTGGCGCTATGGCTATTAAAATTGGTATTGACGCTGTTAAAGCAGCTGTTGAAGATGAGAAAGCCCAAAAGTCTTTAGCAATAACTCTTAGAAACACAACTAAAGCGACAGACGCTCAAGTAAAATCAGTAGAAGATTACATTGACAAAACAGCACGCGCTACAGGTGTTGCAGACGACCAATTACGTCCAAGCCTTGACAGACTTGTTAGATCAACACAAGACGTAACAAAAGCACAAAAACTACAACAATTAGCATTAGACATTTCTGCAGGTACAGGTAAAGATTTAACTACAGTTACAGAAGCCTTAGGTAAAGCCTATGACGGCAATCTTGGCGCGCTTAAACGTATCGGTGACTTTGCTTTTCCAAGTGTCAAAGTTTTCAACTTTTTTTGTGACGCGTTGTTGAATTTTGTGAGCCAAGAATAAAAGAAGTGTGTTACTTGGTGTGCTTTCGTCAATAAGTATTTTAACAATTGACTTACTGTTATAAAGTTCTTTTTCTGCAAGTGAAAGTTCAATTGGTCTAGTCCATTCATCAAACTTTTCACCTGTTTCTAATTCCCACGTTAATTTAAGTTTAAGCATTGTGTGCCCCTGTTCTGTTTGTTGTTGTTATGCAGTTAGGTCTTCTGTTGGAATTCCTACAACTTGTAATGATACTGAACAAGTTTGTGCGTCTGCACCTGAAGCAGAAATTCCTGGGTATTGTGGTAATACGTTACCAGTTAAAGTAACACCTGTTGTAAGTGTTAACACAAAAGCAAGTACTGTGTCTGGTGCTGACTCTGTTGCGTCCCATAATGCTTTGTATAAACTTCCTGGACTTGTTTTACCAGCGTCGTTTAAGAAGTTAATATCAAGAGTTACGTTTGAGTCTATGTATTTGTATGCTTTACCTGCAAGCGTGTCAAAAGTTAAACGCTCAGTATCAAAGTTGATAGCTGAATCTAAAATTTGTTCTGCGTATTGTACTGTAGCAATAGTTAAAGTTAAACTACGACCACTTAAAATAGTTGTTGCCATTTCTTACCTTTCCTAGCCTGTGTAGGCTGTTTGTAGTTGTATTTCAGCAGTTAATAGGTCTGTACTATTAGTGCTTCTTATTCTAGGGCTGGAAATCGATAAAACAATAAAGTTTAACGGAATCAATCCTAAAATGGTTTCTATATCGTCTTCCAAGTTTGTTAGCGCGCTTGGGTTAGAATACGTGGTACTAACAACTTCTAATGTTAGTCGGACGTAATAGTTTTTGCTATTGCCTATAACCATTGGTTCAAGGTATGGGTCACTAGCTAAAATTAGGGCTGCTGGTGGAATTATGATTTCTGGTACGTGGTCGTAAGCTGTGTAGTTTGTGTTTGAGGTAATGGCTGTTTTAAGGTTTGCACGTAACGTACTTAAAGGCATAGTTAACCTACTTGACTGTTAGAGTCAATATATTTACTGATTAAACCTGTAACTTTGTACAAAAGGGTTCTGCCCATACGGTATGGGGCTGGTGTGTAATCAAGGGCTTGTTGTGTGCCACCTGCAGCTAGTCTTGATTGAAATACGTCTACAGCAATTTGTAGTACGGCTTCTTCAACAGCGTCTACGCCGTTGTATTGTGCCAATGTATTAGCTGCTGCTGTTCCTGAGGGAATAGTCCAATGTCTATCAAAATCTGCGTGAACTTGTGTAAAAGTAAAAGAATAAGAATCAGGTATTTCTAAAACTGTTTTTGTGCCTGTAATACCTGCGTGGTGTGAATCTGTAATAGTCAAAGATTGACCTACATAAAATTTGTGTGGTACTTGTGTGTAATTTGTCCAAACGTTATTTTTTGATGAATGTTCAACTACAGCAACTTTATGTTGTGTAAGAAAATCACCAATAGCGTCTTCTGCTGTTTCAATTATTGAATCAAGTTGTGCATCTGAATAAAGAGCAACAGGAACACCAAGAACAGCTCTTAATTCACTAGCTGTTACTAATACTGGCATTTCGTTTCCTCTCGTTTAGGGTGAGGCTAGCCACAGGGGCGAGACTAGCCTCACAACTTAGTGGTTTATCAGGACTTGTTAAACCAGTTTGCGCCAGCACCAATTTTGGTGGCAAGTGCGCCGTATCCGTAATAGTTAACGTCAATTTGACCTGTGTTAATTACGTTGGTACGTAGTGACAATCTTGGTGATTCGTACCAAGTGTATGAATCAGGATTTAGTACAACCATTGAATAATCGCCTAAACCAGTTCCACCAGTTCCACTTACGGAACGTGATACATACATATCAAGTCCTGCAATTTGACCACGCAAAGATTGTGGGCTTACTGCGCCACCAGCGTTGCTTGGTTGTGAAGCTGTGTAAATTGGACGACCTGCTTCGTTGTAACCCATAATTTTACCCCATTGTTGAGGGCTAACTACAACGTTACGAGCAAAGCCAAGTGAAGCTGAATAAACAGCTGCAGCTGCTGAGGCAACGTATTCAAGAAGACCTGTTTTGTCTTCGGTTGTTGCTGTTGCGTTTAATACTCCACCATTTCCAACTTCGCCTGCAACGTATGCGTCTGTGGCTTTTGCGTATGCAAATTCCATTTGACGTACAAGTTCGTCAAAAAATACTGGTGAGCTTCTGTCTAATAATTCAACTGACAATGTTTGTTGTCCACCAAATTTTTTCACGGACACGCTGACAAATGATGAAGCTGTATCTGTTTCGGATAATGCTGCTTCTTCGTTTGCTTGTGCAACTGTTGGTGCTGTTGTAATTTTTGGAATTTCGAAACTCATTCCTGATGCTGGAAGTGTTGCGCGTGAAATTGCGTCAATTAATCCTCTGTCAGCGTTTGCGATTCCGTTAATTACTTCGGTTGATTGTGGTGTTGGAATAAATCCAGCGTTGTTTCCTGTGGTGTCAGCTGCCATAACATATTGACGGCTTTCGTCATTACCTAGAGCTGCTCTTAATGAGTGTTCTAAGTATGAGCCTTTAGAAACGATTGGGCTTCTTGGTGCTGTGAAGATTGCAGGACGCGCGTTGCGTTCTTGGGCTTCAACAGCTGGGGTTGCTACAACTTCTGCTGCAACTTCCTCTACTACTTCTGGGGTAACTTCGTTTGACACGATAGTTTCCTCGCTTTCTGTTGGTTGTGAAGTGTCTGCGCTTGCAGCTACTTCTGTTATTTGGGCATATTCGCCAAATGCTGGGAATGTAACGTGTGAAACTTCTCTTAGAGTTGCTTCGTTAACAATTACTTGTTCACCTTTTGTTACATAGTCGTCAATCATTGCGCCTACGCTAAAGCCAGTTCGTAAACCCTCTTGTGCTTCGGCTAATGCGTCGTCTCCTGCATTGGTTCGTGCGATTTTGAATGTTCCGACAATTCCTTTGTCGTCTTCTTCATATCTTGATAACTTACCTATTGGTCTAGTCATATCGTGTTCGGTGAAAAGTTTTATACCCTCACCAATTTTTAATGAGCCTTGTTGAAAAACAACATCACCCATATTGGTATGTCCTACTTGACCAAAAGGAACAATAACGCCTGTTAATTCACGTTTAGATGAATTAGCTGCGATAATGTCTGTTGAAAACTTAATAAAATTATTCATTTATCAGGTCTTCCCTTTCTCTTGCTTCCGAAATGGTCATTACACCTAACGGAATAAGTTTTGCGTATATGTCTGCGCGTTCTTGTGCGCTTGGTGAATAAAATTCTTCAAGATTGTATTTAACTATTGAACCTCGTGGGGTTATGTCATTTTCGCTAAGCCTTTGAGTTATACAAGTCATTAAAGGACGTAATGACAAGTCAATTAAGCTTCTGCGTTCAGCTGTGACGTTTGAATAAGTCATTGAACCACCAGCATTTGCTCCCAAATAGTACTCAGGAATATTACAAGCCCTAGCAATCTCAGAAGCCATATATTGACGTGCTTGGTTTAGCGTTAATTGTTCTGGGCTAAATCCTATGCTTTGAAAATCGATTGTGTCGTTAACAAAAGCTGTGCCACGTGTTTGTCTTGCTTCTTTCCAAGAATTTAATAGGGCTGTAACTCTTTCGGCTGGCATTGGCAAGTTTGATTTCAACACAACGTTTGGTGTTGGTTCATCTGCAAATCTTTTAACTGCCTTTTCTAAAGCCAAAGCTGTTTGTATTGTTATTCCTGCTCTTACAAGCAATCCTTCGTCATATCCTGTAAATGGTATTAAACTTCCTAAACCAGTTTCAGGTACACGATTGCCGTCAACGCTGTAATAACGTACGTTGTGTCCAAGTGAATCTAAAGTTCTTGTAATACGACTTACAGAAATCCATTCTGCGCTTAAAGGTCTTCCGTCTGCACCAAGTTCAAGTATTCTTAAATATCCTTGACCTGTAAATAATAAATCTTCTGCAAGAAATGTATATACACTTTGCCCAGTCATACGTGGGTCTGGTTGTTTAATAAAAGTTGGGGTTGGAACTTTGCTGTTGTTTGATTCGCGTCTAACTTCTAATGGTAATGAGCCGATTGTAGAACACATAATATTTCTTGCCCTGGCTACGCTAGAAACTTTCATAGCGTCGGCTCTGCTAATTGCAGATAAACCAAAATAATCAAATGGTTGGGCGTATTGTTGGTAATTGTATGGGGCTACAGCTGCATCAATTTTGTTTACGTCGTTTTGTGGTGTAACACCAAGCAGATTTTGTAAGAAGCCCATAACTTCTAATTCTTTACCAAATCGTTATAATAGTCAAGCACCTAAGCAACTACAATGTCTTGGTTTGCACCACGTATGCCGTACTGTTCGGCTTTGAATACAGCTAAAACCATAGAAATAGCAGCTGTTGATTGTTGTCTTCGCATAATATACCAAGCCCCCGACTCGTTTGCTTTTTTAATACAAGAGTTAACGCTAGTTGTTAAATCAGGTTGATTACTATGAGCAAGTCTACCACCACTCATAGCCGACAATGTTGAATCACAAGCCTGGTAATAGTCGCTTCCTTTAATTACTTCAGCGTTTATACCAGCTTGCCTTAGTTTGGCTACTACAGAGTCACCACTAAACCTGTTAGCAACAATTGCTTCTGCGTTGTAATGTTTAGCCCACTCTGAAACACGTCCAGCAATAATTAAATCATCTATTGCGTATTCTGATTCAACACATTCCATAAGACCTACAGCTATTGAACCATCGTCTAGTATTTGTGTTCCTGTTAATGCCCAGCTTGTTCGTTCTGGTGATATTTCTAAACCTAACCAGGTTGGTCTATCTGGTTTAAGTTGTAAGTTTGGTTGCATACAAGCATTAAAAGACCCAAGTGGCCAAGGCGAATTCATTGTTGTTACCCACATAGATAAACATTCGGTCATAAAGACTTCTGTGGGGTCTGACATTCTGGCTTTGATTGCTGAAATGTCAATGGTGCGTCCTAGTGCAGGGTTTGCTTCTTTCCAGCCCTCTATGTCGTTAAGTTTTCTGTGTGGTGCTGCAGACCACTCTTGAAAGTTAATATCATCATCGGTATCTTTTTCAATTTTTTCTAAAGCACGTTGTCTAAGGTTATTTAGCACAACGCTTTGATGGTCACCTGCGTTACTAATAAAAAATCCTTGAGAATTAGGGCGTGCTTGCATTGTGTAAGCTAAAGCTGAGTATGCGTCAAAGTTTTTGTGTTGTCTTACTTCGTCCAGGTAAACAACGTCTGAGGATAAACCTCTAGCTGCGCCTGCTGTTGGTGCAATGATTTTATAACGACAGCCTGTCCCTTTAATTTCTATTTCTTCTCGACCATTAGCCCTAGTTATGTGTTTAACTTTACGTCTAAGCCAATCAAAGTTTTCAATCACAGAAATTACACTACGAAAAGTCTCTAGACTTAAATCTCTGTTTTGCGCTGTAGCTACTTGTAGTTTTTCGTCCCACAAATATAAACCAGCTAAGATACGCATTTTTATAAGATGCGTTTTTCCATTTTGTCTCGGACTGATTATTAAGTTTGTTTTATGCCAGAATGAGCCGTCTTCTTTAATCTTGCTTGACTCAAGGATTACATTTTCTTGCCAAGGCAGCAAAGGCATACCAATTTGTTTGGCAAACTCAATAACTTCGTGACCTTTAGTTTGGCTCGCTATTGGTGTGGTCTGTAGTCTCGGTTCTGAATTGCCGTAATGCTTCAAGTGGGTCTTCACCAACTTCTAGTTCAGGTTTCTCTTTACGACCAAACAAGCTAAGCCCATACTTATCTAAAATCTGTTGCAACTGTCCCATATACTTAACTTCTTCAATAGGTTTTAATGTTCCACCATCAAGAACACCAGCTAAAGTAAACGCCATAGCCATACCTGCAGCATCAAGGTCTGTAATCATTCCCTGACGTAACGCTTCAATATGTGCCCTATCGTATGCTTAAATTACAAATATCGTGGGAATTAGAAACAGGTGAAAAGTTTGATGAATGGACAAGACCTATCGAACTTGCTATGGCAGAAAAAGAATTATATAACAGTAAATCTATTGTTAAAGTTCTTATGGACGAAAGCACACCAAGCAATTCACTTCTTTTATTCCTTGGTCACAAAATGCAACAACGTGTTACTAAAAAAGTTGAAAGTTTTGATTCTTGGAAAACCAAAGTCATCTCTATTGCAGCTACTGACTTTGAGACAGCAAATTTTACCAAGCCCGAAGTCTTGGGCGAATAGCAGTAGAATTAGCAATAGCAACTGGAATAACACCAGACTATTGGCTGAATGCCGAACCCGATATATGGGCTACGGCTATAGACATATTGAACGAACGCAATAATGGCTAAAGCAATTCAATTAGTTAAAGTTGATAAAGATTATCGTGGTTTATTACGTGCGTTTGGCAAAATGGACGATATTGCTAAAAAAGATATGAAACAAATTGCTAGCGCGTTAGCAGAAAGAGGTGCAAATTATGCTAAAGGTGCAGCTAGTAATGCGCCTTATAATGTTAAACAAGCACAAGCCGTTGCTGATTCGATTAAAATATCTAAGTCTGATAAAGCGCCAAGTTTTAGTATTGGTGGTAATCGTAAAGTTGGTACTAGTGCTTTTAGTGCTGGTTATGTGATAATGGGTAATGAATTTGGGTCAAAGCAATACAAACAATTTCCTAGACGCTCTGGCAAGGGTGGTAAAGAGGGTTGGTGGTTGTATCGTGCTATGTCAAGATTTCAACCAACGATTGCTGAGGAATGGCTTAAAGGTTATGAAAAAATTAGAGACGCTTGGAAAGCAGGTTTATAATGGCTGACATTAGGACACTCAAGCTAGCGTTACTTGCTGATACTAAACAATTTGTAGACGGACTAGATAAAGCCGATAAAGAAACAAGAAGTTTTAGCGACAAACTTGGTAGTGCATTAAAAACTGGTGCTGTTGCTTTTGCTGCCTTAGGTGCAGCAGCAGGCGCTATGGCACTTAAAATAGGTGTTGATGCTGTTAAAGCAGCTATAGCAGATGAAAAGGCTATGGCAACTCTTGAGCAAACACTTAAAAACACAACTAAAGCCACAGATGCACAAATAGCATCAACAGAAAAATTTATTGACAAAACGGCTAGAGCTACAGGTGTAGCAGATGACGAATTACGTCCAAGCCTTGACAGACTTGTTAGGTCAACAAAAGACATTACAAAAGCGCAAAGTCTTCAAACATTAGCCCTTGATATATCTGCAGGTACAGGTAAAGACCTTGCTACAGTTTCAGAAGCATTAAGTAAAGCCTATGACGGCAACTTAGGTGCATTAAAACGTATTGGTGTTCCTCTTAGTGAAAACATTGTTAAAACAAAAGACTTTGATGGTGCTGTTATTGAACTATCTAAAACTTTTGAGGGTCAAGCAGATGTAGCAGCTAATACTTTTGAGGGTCGTATGAAAAGGGTTAGAGTTGCTTTTGATGAAGCAAAAGAAGAATTAGGTAAAGCCCTTTTGCCAATTTTAGAACGATTTGCAAAAATACTTACAGACACTATTGCTCCTGCTGTACAAGGACTTGTTGATGGCTTAACAGGAAAACAAAAAGGTGTAGTGCCGTCTCTTGGAATGTTTCAAGAAAAGACTAATACAGCTGAGGGTGCTGGATATGATTTAGGCAAAGCGTTACGTGACCTTGGTGGTGGGCTTGGTGAACTTACAGGAAAATTTGATTCAAGTACAGGCGAAGAATCAGGTTTTGTAAGATTTATTAACTTACTTACAGATATGGTTGAGGGTTTAGATAGATTATTTGAAAGACTTGACAATGCTCAACAAAAATTTAAAGATTTTAAACAATCATTTGATGAATCACTAATAGGTCAATTTGCAAATGCAACAGGACAATTTGCTCCTGATGCACCTGTTTCTGGCAAGTTAAAAGGTTTAGTAGGCATTAACACACAAAAACCATCAGTTGTTATTAACAACAATTTTAAAGGACCAGTAGACCAACAAGGCTTTGCTAGAACCCTAATCAAAACACAAACAACAGCCACAAAAACTACAGGTATTAAACCATTTATTCCAGGTAGGTAACAATGACTGTATATACGCCAACCTATCGGGTAACTATTGCTGGTACTGTACAAACTTCTACAACTTTAGAAAACGCAACAGTTACTTATGGTCGTAACGATTTCTTTGAAGCAACACAACCAAGCTACTGTAACTTAGAACTATTAAACCTTGATGGCACAAGCCCTGTAGTTGAACTTTTAGACACAATACTAATTGAAGTCACTAACTCAGCAGGCACTTACGTCAAATTATTTACAGGTGAAGTTTCAGGTGTTTACAACAGATTTGCAGGTGCAGGTTTAGGTGGTAAACCTAATACATTACAAATACAAGCAATTGGTGCTCTTGGTTTACTTGTTAAACGTTACGCTGGTTCTGTTGCTTATCCAGAAGAATTAGACGGCGCACGTATTCAACGTATTCTTGAAGAAACTTTGTATGTTGCTTGGGAAGACATAAGTAACACATTTACTTGGAATGATTTTACTACTGAAACTTGGGCTAACTATGGTGTGCAGGGTATAGACACTATTGACCCTGGACGTTATGAAGTACTAGCAAGACCAGCAGCAATTGAACAGGCTTACAACTTAACTGATGATACTCAACAATCAGGTTTAGGTTATTTATACGATACAACAAATTTTGAAATAGGTTACGCTGATGCAGAACGAAGAAGTGCTAACTATACAACTAATCTTATTGAACTTGACGCAAACCTTGTAAACGCTGATATACAAACAAGACTGCAAACAGCAGATATTGTTAACAGCGTTGTTATCAGATATGACGACCCAGTACTTGAAATTGTAGCACAAAATGATACGTCAATAAATGCTTATGGTTTACTTGAAGAAGTTAGGTCAACAATTCTTGCTCAAACAGCAGACGCCACAGAACAAGCTACTAACTTTGTTAATTACAGAGGAACACCTAAAGTCTCATTAGAAGAAGTCACAGTTAACCTGGCTCATTCAGATATGACAAATACAGTTAGAGATAACCTTTTAGGTGTTTCAATGGATACGCTTTTATACTTGGACAATATCCCAGTAGGTTTAATACCTGAGGGTTACAATGAGGGCTTCGTTGAGGGTTGGACTTGGACTTTAGGACGAAACAACCTAGAACTAACTATGTCTGTTTCTAACTCAATCTATTCAACACTTGATGTACAATGGGAAGACTACAACTCTGTTATTCAATGGCAAAACTTGGATAATGCTACTCGTTGGCTTGACGTTATTTAAGAAAAGGATAAACTAGAACAATGGCAACTACTACCCCTAATTATGGCTGGTCTGTACCAACTTCAACTGATTTGGTAAAAGACGGCGCTACAGCTATTGAAACCCTTGGTGACGCTATTGACGCGTCTATGAACACAGCTCTTGGTACTAAAAAGGCTGGAATGGTTTTACTGAATACAACTAGTTTTAGTGCAGTAAGTTCTGTATCTTTACCTACAAATACTTTTACAACAACTTACAATAATTATGAAATTGGTTACAATTTTACTGCTTCAACTGCAGCGCAAATTACAGGAAGATTAAGAGCAGCAGGTGTTGATAATTCATCATCAAATTATTCTCGAGCAAATTGGGAAGGAATCCCCATTTCAAGTTCTAACAATACTGGTGAAACTTCTTGGATTGTTGGTGAGGCTAACGGCACATCTGGAGACAGACGAACTTTAACATTTAGGTTATGCGACCCAGCCACATCAGGAAGATACACATCTTGTATAGTAACTTTTTTAAGCAATGTAAGTGGTACTCCGTACCCACTCATTAGATTTAATGGAGTCAATGTAACAACTGCTTACGATTCAATGACTTTTATTGCAAGTGCAGGAACTATTACTGGTTCAATTTCTGTTTACGGATATAACCAATAGGAGATATGACAATGGCAACCGAAAAAATTATGATTCAAATTGGCGAAGAAGTACAAGAACTTAAAGGTGCAGAAAAAGAAGCGTTTATTGCAGATAGAGAAGCAACAGCACAAGCAAACGCACTACTCGAAGCCGAGTATAAAGCCAAACAAGAAGCCAGAGAATCTGCTATCAAAAAGTTAGCAGAAATAGCAGGACTTACAAAAGATGAACTTAATGCAATCCTTTAACCACAAACAAGTATTACTAGCTGCAATTGCTTTCTTAGCAGCTTGGCAAGCAACAGACTTCGCCCTCGATTATCGTGCTGTATTAGGTGCTGTCGTAGCTGCTTCAATGGGAGCTATGAACCCTAATGCCAAAACCAAGATTAAGTAACGCAGCTGAGCAATTACGCTCTGAAATAAATACTAAGTATCCTAATCGCGATAAACGTAGTGACGGCTGGATAGGCGACACAGCACACAACGCACGTAAGTCAGACCACAACCCAGATAAACAAGGTTGGGTACGTGCTATAGATATTGACTCAGACCTTGTTAAAGCCTCATCTAAAGAATCTTGGCTATTAGCCGAACAGATTAAGACAATTGCACTCAAAGGCGACAAAAGGATTAGTTACGTAATCCATCAACACCGAATAACCTCATCACGTCAGAATTGGGCTTGGCGTGTCTACAAAGGTGCTAACCCACACGTTTCACATATTCATATATCCTTTGATAAATCAGGCGACCTTAACGGAAAGGCATTTGGATTATGAGTAAACCTAAAGCTAAGAAAACTGTTATTGAATTACCAGATGTTATGGCTAGTGAACTTGTACGCATTATTAACACAGCTCACGAAGACGGCAAACTAATCACAGGGTTTGTTTGTTGTTTAGAACTGTTTGACGGCAAAAAGAAAACAATTAAAATTGCAGCCAACCAAGATATGCCACAGCACTCAGTATTTGGCATTATTAACTATGCAGCTGAAAAGTACCAATTTACTGTTGCACCTGACGAAGATGAAGATGATGATTTTTATGACCCAAATTGGTTTGACGGACAATGATAAACGAACTAATTGGCATCATTGGTTTACTTGTTACCATTCTTGTTTTGACGATTAGAGCAACTGTTGAAATGACTAAAATGAAATCACAATTGTTTCCTAATGGTGGAAGTTCTTTAGCAGATAAAGTGACACGCCTACAAATAGATGTTGTTAAAATTCGTAGTACTATAGATAGTATTAGTACAGAGTTAGGCAAGCCTAAACGAAAGAGGTAACTATAAAACGTTACGTCGTAATCTCAGATTTGCAATACCCTTTCACAAAGAAATCGTATGTTGAAGCACTTTTAAATTATGTTGATTATGTCAAACCCGATAAATTACTTTCAGTAGGCGATGAGCTTGATTGTCAACAGATATCAACTTATGCACGTGGAACAGCCTTAGAATTTGAGGGTTCATTACAAAAGAATATAATAGGTTTGAAAGGCTTGCTCAAAGAATTCCGTAGTGCTATTGGACGCAGTAAGCCTTTCATTATGCAACGCAGTAATCACACAATACGAATTGAAAAATACATAAGTCGTCACGCACCAGCGTTTAGTGTTATAGATGCAATCAAGATTGAAAACCTTTTAGGTTATAACGATAAAGATATTAAAGTTACTTACAACAGGTCTTTAACAGAAGTTGCTAAAGGCGTAATTATGGGTCACGGCGACGAGGGCAGACTTTACAATCACGCAGGACAAACAGCTCTTGGATTAGCTACAAGAACAGGTAAAAATGTTGTTTGTGGTCACACACATAGACAAGGCATAAGCTCTGCAAGTCACGGATATGGTGGCAATCTTTCAACATTTTGGGGTATGGAAGTGGGGCATTTATGCGACCTTAATTCTTCTGGTATGCGTTATATGAAAGAGGGGCACGCTAACTGGCAAGCAGGCTTTGGAATCTTGTACGAGCAAGACGGCATAGTTAAACCAGAGCTAGTGCCTTTTAATAAAGATGGTTCTTTTATAGCTGAGGGCGAACTTTGGCGTTAACGGCGTTATCAAATTGTTATAATTCAATGCCGTGTTTTGACATAGGTAAGCCTTAACCTTTCTTTAACGAAAGGGGCACTATGGATAAACAATGGTATCCAATTTCTCATCTTTTGGCTCACGCATACCACACTATGGATTATTACCACAAAACTAGGTGCATATTTGAGCCGTGCGATTGTGAAAACAAGCTAGCGCAATTACAAGAATTCTACGGACTATTTATAGGAGTTAACTAAATGGATTATCTAAAAAACTACATAGAAGTTAAAGACAGAATACAAATGTTTTATGACAAATTTCCAGAGGGCACTTTGCACTTTGAATATAAAGGCGTCCTTGAATTTAACGGCGAAACATTTATTTATGGTAAAGCGTTTGCATACCCGGATAGAGAAAAACTTAACTACGCAAGTGGTTGGGCTTGGGAACGTGTACCAGCTAGAGGATTTGCTAAAGGCGCAGAAATGATGACCCTCGAAACAAGTGCTTGGGGACGTGCAATAGCAGCTCTTGGAATTGCTGTTACTAAAGGTATTGCTTCTAGAGAGGAAGTGCAACGTAACGTGAACTTAGAAAACGACCCTTGGCAAACACCACCAGATAGCCCTACAAAGCCCATAGAGGGCAAAATTAGCCAAGAAACACCTAAGCCTATAGCAGGACAAGGACAAAGTTTAGAAATGGGGCATTTTGGGTCTTACAGGGTTGCTACAGAAAAGCAAATAAACTTCTTGCATAGTCTATGTAAGCGTGTTTATACTGACTGGGATAAAGAGAAACTACTGAAATATCTGCAATTCCTAAGTAAGGAACAGGAGTTTTCTAAGCTAGAATTTGCACCATACACAATCGTTAAAACCCAATTAGACAATCAAGAACAATTGGCAGATAACCTAAGTGCCTGGTTAAACGCTTCTAGACTTCCATCAAGCCACGAACAAGGTGAGATGGCATCAGCAGATTGGAAGACAGACCAATTTTAGAAATATTTTTAATCAACCCATATTTTAATGACGTTGAGCTACTACCAAGCGACTATCGGAAAATAGCCGTTTGTGAGTCGTCATTAAATCCAGAAGCGATTAACAAAACAGGCAAGTACAGAGGCTTGTTTCAGTTTGATAATCGTAGTTGGGGTTATGTCGGGGGAACTGGTGACCCTGCTAGGGCATCTGTGCGTGAGCCAAAAGATGAGAAATTGGATACCATTGTTTATCCATAGTGCCCCTTTCGTTAAAGAAAGGTT